TATTATTAATTATACTAGATTCTGTTTTATATTCACCGTCATTTGTGTCTTCCCAAGGATCTATACAATATAATTTTGTATTTTTTTTATTTCTATTAATTAATTCCACTCCCAGGTATGTGGTAGATGTCCCTTTCCAAGATCCAATTTCTAAAAAGTTAGATCCATCTGGAAAATAATTTGCAGCAAATGAGTATATTTCTTGAAAATTAAACCAACCTTGTATATTTTGATAATAATGTTCCATAATTAAATACTTTGTATTAAATTAAATAATTGATCATCCGCACTTTCTAGTCGTTGTACTCTTTCAAAGTTATCTTTTACTGCTTCTAATTTAGATTGATATAATTCTGGAGTTAAAGAATCAATATCAAACCCATCATTCAGATCGATTATTCCTTCTTTATTAAAATAATCACCAATGTCAGGAGCTCCCCAATATACTGGTATTGTTCCTGTAGCAAAACAATCTGTTACTTTTTCAGTAAAATACGTAGAATAAGAATCATTTTCTAGTGTAATCTGAAACATATAATCATTTATTGCTTCACTTTTATCTGGCCATGGAGTAGAGTCTGCTCCTACTTTTTGAGATCCTGCTGCTCCTCCAAATATATCTGCTTTATTTTTAAATTTTTCTGCATATTGATGCCGTAATTTATGGCCATGTGTTACTTGTTTCGAAGATGCAATCATAGAAACCAATTTTGTTTTAGTAAAAATTTGTTGGTTTTTACACCACGGTAAATTACTTCCAGCAAATGCAAAATAAAACTTTGGACTTAATTTGCAATATTCTCTATCTGAAAAATAAACTGCATCATATGTTTGTTCTAGTAATTGAACAGCTCTAGGATCCCAAAAATTATTTTTAGGAATGCCCCATTCGTAAAAAATTGCACGAGATTCACAAACCCATGCTACCTTTTTTTGGTTTGATCTTTTTTGATGATGAATACCTTTTGCAATTGCTCCATCAATAAAAACTAATATATCAGTTTCTTCATTAGTCCATTTAAAATTTTTTGGTAATAAATCTGAATTTGTAGAAAGATGGGTATAAAACCCCGCACCTATTGCTGTCATTTTGTTCATATTATTTGGTTCCCGGACTCTGCCATTCTATTAAATCCTCACTCATACCTAAATTCTTCAAAGCTTCTTTCTTGGAATCAACATCAGCTAATCCCATAACAATAACACTATTTTCATTTTCATGACCAGGCCAAACGCAATACTCTGGTCCTAAAAACTTCATTTGAAATCCGTCTTTCTGATAAAATGAATGTAATATACCAACCAAAGCTTCATGATCAAACCACTGACCAGAACGCATCATCTGTTTAGTCATGTAGATCCAGTGTTGTAAAAATTCTAAAGTTTTAGAATTAAATTCAAAATAAATGGGAGAAGCTTTGGCTGCGTGTAGTTTAGGATGCGAACACGCAACTACAATATCCGTATTTCCGTTAAATCGATCAAACAGGGATAAAGATTTACGTACATCAGAATCTATATCTAACCAAACAACAGGAGCCTGTTTTTCAACTAAAAGAGTGTAAATGAATTGGGGCTTACTTAAACAATTCTTCTGGTATGTTCCTAACGACGGCTTTTCTCGTATATCGTACGGAATACCTAGATTGTCTAATTGCGTCTTTAACCGTTTTGCGTGGTCGCTATAATACGTTTTGCCGTCTATATCACTATAAAAAGAAATCACTTGAGTTTGCATGTTTACGAGTTTCCTATATGATATTTAGGTACCAGTTGCCAATCTTTCTTTTCTTTATGAGGAATTATTTTTAATTGAGCCAAAGAAATAATTGGTTCTGCATATTCTTCTGGATCAACCGCTTCAACTAGTCCCCATTCTACTAGAAGCTTTACGATCATGTTACGACGACCAAGATCGGTATCGTCTATATCTGTTTCTAGACCGTCTAGATCAAGCATTTCTTTAAAATGCATAATAGCGTACCGTCCTCTTTTGTGAAGAATGTGGCAGCTTTGGTATAGTTTTTTTTCTTTTTTGGATGACACACCCATACGGGTAAGGGTCTCTTTAACCTTTAGGAAGTCATCTTTAGTTTTTAGTTTGACTTCCACTCCAAGGCCATCGAAAATATCTTCAGGTTCCATTATAATCCGCTTTCATTTAAAATTTCAGTAACACGGAATTATTTAGGAATTTTGGTATTTGTCCCGCCAGTATCTACCAGAGCAAAAATAGCTTTCCAATCGTCTTCTGATATTAGTTCTGCTGCTTGTTTAGCCTTGGCATGAGAATACCCGTATAAGGTCTTTAAGGCGTCTATACGCTCGTTAGATTCGTCCTTGAGCCATTTACTGAATCGCTTACGAGGCCGAACCGATTGAAGCAGGAAATCGTATTGTAGCTTCTTACCCAGCCCAGGTAATCGGTTCATCTCGTTTGCCAAAAATATGGTATCAGAAAAATACGACAACCCTCGGTTGGCTAGGAATGGATTGTACTGCCGTTCCGTTTCTGGATCTGTATCTATTATGGAATTTTTGGTTTGATTTATGGAATTTAAAAAGTCAAAGGGATTCATTTAAACTCGCAGTTCATCATTAGTTCCACCATAAACGCACACAGATTGATCTCTTGATCCGCCACAAACGCAGTCTTGTACTGGTATTCACCAATAATAACTACCGCCTGTGGGATGCTCTTAGACTCTAGATGCTCGTATAAACCATCGTAGACCTTCCTGAACACGTCCTGCGGGCTGTTGTCTAGGTTGTTGGCTACCCACTTACGAATCTCCGTAAAGTTTTTAGCCTTTAGGTACTCCATAAGTTCTTTAATGTTTAGTTCTCCAGCGGTGCTTAGAATACCAATATCGATTACTCCAGCAGCAGAGTACCTCTGAAGTTCGTTTAGGGTACGCCTAAAATCCGGAAAATACTTGACTACAACCCGAGACAGGACTTTAAGATCGTATTCGATACCTTCCTCGTCTAGAATGGCCTGACAACGGGACAGAAACTGCTTGGCCAGTTCTGGACGTTCCTTGGACGGAAAGTTAAAGTCAACCACCGTACAACGAGAGTGAATAGGTTCAATAATCCTGTTCTTGTAGTTGCAGGTAAGGATAAACCGACACGTCTTGGCAAACTCCTCGATAGCCCCGCGAAGGGCTGGCTGGATGCTTTGGGCATTGGAGTAGTCAAACTCGTCCAGAATTACAATCTTCTGTTTAGCGTCTTCGGACAGAGATACTGTACTGGCAAACTGACGAATCTTGGTTCGGAGAGTGTCAATATTACCGTCTTCAGAACAATTAATAATAATGTAATCTGCTCCCAATTGCGTACACAGCGCACGAGCCACCGTAGTCTTGCCCATACCGGGCTTGCCTGCTAGAAGTAGATTAGGACACTCTCCGCTCTGAATGATAGCGTTAAAAGTATCCTTAAGATCTTGTGGAAGCACACAATGATCAATAATTGCTGGTCGATACTTTTCGACCAACAGTCCAATAGCGTTGTTTGCTGTTAGCATATTATTCCTTGTAGGTACTGCTCGCGTCCATTGCTACCCAATACTTCACAGGGCGACTAGCATGATTAAACTGTCCAATCACACTCTTAGACAGAGCAACATGGTAATCACCGTCCAACATCTTCATATTCTCAAGTTTAAAATTAAACGAGAAATCTGCTCCTGCAGTATTGTCTCCTACTTCAATAGAAAACACGTTGCAAGTAGGATCCTTAAGATCCTTGACCACTGCTAAAACTTTGTCATCATCAGACACAAAACACAGATCAGGATTACCCAGAACCGCACCTGCTCGTTGAAGTTCGCGGAAGTCGTCGTGTGTTAGATCAAACTCCACAGCAGCATCCACCTTCTTAATACTCTTGGTGGGATACGATAGAAGCTTGGGATCAGAGTAGTAATACTTAACCTTGGAACCACTGGCTCCGGTAATAGTCACGTACTTGTCTTCAAAACTAAACTCTGGATCTGTGAACAGAGAAATCACTCCTAGCAGCTTGTTAAGATCCCAGATACCAAACTCCACGTCGAAAGTTTCTTCTACCTCTACCTCAGCCATGATATTTTTGGTGGGAGACATTGTAGTAATTTTGGAACCGGGTTTTACGTATAGATTAGAGTTAATACCACTGAAATTCTTCAGGATATTAAGAGTGTCTTTAGAAATGTTTGTCATTGCTTTGGTCATAATATAAAAATCCTTTTATTTGTCAAATCGTTCAAAGTTTTGAAAGTCTTCATTATCGTTTACATGGCCATGACGTAAATCATTTAACCAACCTTGTTGATTGGGTTTACGCCCGCGCTTCTTTTTTCGACGGGCCGAAGCTTCTTTGTGTTCTCGCTTCCAACGCTCATATTCCGATTCAGGTTCAGGTGTGTACATCAAAACTCCTCTAAATGTGGCATTAACGTCTTCAGTTTATGATCAATAAAATACTGAAGCAGTTTCTGTCTGCCTTTTCCTTTCTGTGATTCATAAGTGTCTAGAATGCGATCTTGTAGATCTTGTGGTACATTACTCATATCAATCAATGTGCTATTCCTGATGTATTTAGGATTTGTATAAAATTCAGAACTTTCTGAATCTTTCTTTAGCTGCTCAATTCGCTTTTGTGTCATCGGCGTTTGTCGCTTACCGTCTTGTACAAAAGTGTCGTCATCACTAAGAATATTAGGAATTCCATCACTGGAATCACCTCCTATAACGTGTTCAAACAAAAAACCACGTGGGTCTGAACACATAAGATATTTATCTGTAGTAGGACTATACTGTTCTACATTCGAAAAACGTTGAAGTTGTTGAAAATCCTTATCATTAGACACGATAAGAATTTTTTCACTTTGTGAATACGTCTTGCACAAGGTGTAAATAATATCGTCTGCTTCTGCCCCTTGAAGCCTAATACTAGGATATGGAAATACTTCTCGAATTTCTTCACGAAGACCGTCAAGAATTCCAAATACAGCTTTCCATTCTTGGGCATTCTTAAGTTGTTGCTTTTTACGATTGGCTTTATAATGCGGGAAAAACTGCTTTCGCCAGTAGTCACTTCCATCATTACAAATAATCATTTCGCCGTATGAACGAAACTTGGTACGGTACTTTCGATACGAGTTAAGAACTGTATGACGAACGTAATCTTCATTTAAGGGTTCGCCATCTTTTGCTGCTTGAAAAATGTTAGCCAGGATAATTTGGTTATTGTCAATAAGTAACATGATTTAATTGTATCACATAAAAAAGAAAAGTCAATAGATTTGTACCCATTGTTCAGAATCAGTATCGGAAATGTATTTGTATAATTTTCCAGTATCGGGATTAAACCACTCATCTCCAGCTACTACTCTGGATGGAGGAGTACTACCAGTAAAATAAGTTACGGTAGTCCCTGTTCGTTCTCCTGCTAATGGTTCCCAACCAGATCCTTTGTGCTCTGGAGATTTGCATAAATCAGGATTTCGTATAGCAATATACGCTTCACCATTTTTATATACAATATCGCCTTTGGTGTATTGTATACAGGTACCGGTGGCATCTGTTACTTTAAAAATTATAGGAGAATTAGCCATTTAATATTTCTTTAAATTCTTCTAAAGTAGTTATCATTTGCTTAATCTTACGCTTACCAAGGAATGAAAATCCTTCTTTTAGGTCTTGATCTTGGCCTTTATACGCTACTTTTAGTTCCTTAATATGAGGATCAAATACTTTGGTTAAACGTTTAAAGTGTACAGGTTTGATTCCTTGCATACGCAACCATTCGCTATGATCTACGTTCTTCAAAGCATCTCGCACAGCAAGACCGTACAATTCATCAATACGACTCTCAACGGTACCCATATATTCTAAACTTTTCTTTAGTACGCGTTCTTGAACATTCACCTTTTCTTTATTAGGATCTTCAACTTTTGCTGGACGAAGTAGACCGTGTTGAATGATTTGATCCACATTACGCTTAATCATTTCCAGAGTTTCTGGTCGAAGTTTACCACCCAAATTCATTATACGACAACGGCTGCCGATGTAGATAAACTCCATAGCATTAATATCACACGCCATTGCTGCTTTAATATCTTTCTTGGAGTATTCGTTTTTCATCATCCAGTCAATAACCCAAGGTTTACACATGTTGTTGTCACATGAATAACTGTACCAGTTAATAGCCTTGAGGATTTTGGTATCGTATTCTTCTGGTGTGAGTTTATCTGCGTCCTTCCACACAGGCTCACTGCCCATGATTAAAGAGTCTACAGAATCGCCCCGACCAATACGACGAGACACCTTTTTCTTTTTCTTTTTCATACAATCCTACTAAAGTTTTTCTTCTTGTCGAATTGAACAACGTGATTAAATCTGTCTAGTAGTTGGTCTGTTTTATGGCTGATCACATAAACGTTTGCTTTAGACCCAAAACTAGACAGCAGTTTCATCAGCTCATCCACTCCACCACTGTCCAAACTGGAATCAAATACTTCATCCAGAATAAGCAGATTAGTATTGACACTGTTCTTCAACTTTGCGATCTCTCGCCATGTCAGAAGCAGTGCCAAATCAATTCTCATCTTTTCGCCTTCGCTAAACGATTCGTAACAAAACTCGTCACGATGGCGACTCTTAATGACTTCATTGAACTCTTCATCAAGATGAAAGTTTGCGTAGAAGTCCATACTATTCAGATACTTGTTCACGTATTTGTTAATTAACGGAATATAGTATTTTACAATCTTTGCTTTAATTCCACTATCTTTAAACAAGAACACCAGTTTATCATACGAACGCAGAGTGTCAAGTCCTTTCTGTTTTTTTTCCAAAAGTTTTCCTTGTTTGGTTAGTAGATCAGAAAGACGATCTTGAGCCTCTTGAATTTTAACTTGAGTATCTGCAGTCTCTACAACGGCCAGCATTTCCTGATCTAACTTTTGGTTTAGTTTGATTAGAGACTCTACGGTTTGTTCTTTAGCAGAAGCTTTAATGATCAAGTCGTTAAGTTTATTCTGAACGCTGGTAATTTTGTTCAGATTATTCTTAGACATATTAATAGCTTCTTTTATGCGGTCCAACGAGCGATGGTGCTCTTGGGCCTTCTCAGACTTCTCGGCAATGACTGTCTCTTTGTGTTCTTTACTGATGGTTTGTCTGCAAGTCGGACAACTGTGGTTTTTTTCGAAGAACTGGATATCCGCTTGTACGCTTTCAATGGTGCTTTCGAGTTTAAAGAGAACGATCTGTTGTTTCTTGAGTTCCGCATTTATTTGATCTCCTGGTTCTATTTCTACTTCTAGATCTTTCATGAGTTTTTGGAGTGCTTTAATCTCCTTAGAAAGAGCTTTAATAGTTTCTGTGTTTTCTTCTAACGTCTTTTTACGATCTGCCACGCGGTCTGATGTATTCCGCTGGTACGACTCCAACACTTCTTTGGTTGCAGAAATCTTTTCATTTACTAATAGTAGTTCAGATTCTACTGCTTGTAAATTGCCTTTGGCGGTACCGATCTTAGTTTTAAGTACTCCATTCATCTCTGAAAAGATACCAATATCTAGAATATTTTCAATAACTAGGCGACGGTCTGCAGGTGTTAACTGCATGAACGGAATAAACGAAGACGAACCAAGCACAACCACCTGTGAGAACGTTTTGTGATTCATGCCCACAATCTGTTCTTCTAAAATCTTCTGGTAGTCTTTACTCTTAGCGTCTTCGTTTAGTAGTTCATCGTCCTTGTAAATTTTGAACACTTTGGGAGCCAAACCACGCACAATCTTGTATTCGGTCTTTCCGATACTGAACTCTAGTTCTACCACACAGTTTTTCTTGTTAACACTGTTTACAAGTTGAGGAATGTTCATATTACGGAACGGTTTACCAAACAGTGCAAAAGAAACAGAGTCCAAGAACGCAAACGATTTGCCGTTGCCGTTAGAACCACACACAAGAGTTGTGTTGTTTTTGTTTAAGGCAATTTCAGTAAATGTATTACCAAACGAACCAAAATTTTTAAAACGAACAGTCTTGAATGTAATCACTCTAAACTCTCCATGTAAATTTCACGAACAATATTCTTTAATTCTTCTTTGTTTTCCGCTTCCATCCCATCGATTTCCTTGTTGATAAGACTTAGCGTGTCCTCGGAAATGTCTAGTTCGCCCTCTTCCTTGGTTCGATCAGACAGATCCTCGATAATACTTACGTTGGCAGGTTCTGCTGCGTATAGACTGTCAATAAACTGATCGAACTTGGTTTCACTTTTCTTTTCGTACACAAGAACCTTGACGTACGTTCCCTTGTAACGGGACGGATCAAAGTCTTGAATCAGAGTCCCGTTTCGCCATTCCACATTATGAAACATCTTCATGGGATTAGGAACAAACTGAAGATCGCGGGTCTCTGTGTCCAGTACATGAAATCCCTTAATCTCGTTGGTATCAATACTGGTCATCTGGTATTGTGTGCCCAGATAATGTACGTTGCCCTTGGAGCTTTTCTTATGGAAGTGCCCTGATAGAACCAGATCAAATTTTTCTAAAAACTTGTCGTCCATACCTTCACCAAACTTTACACCGGGCATAACTTCGTAACCACTCAACTCCAAATGGCCTGCTAGAATGGTTGCTTTGGTGTCTTTAATCTTTTGCATGAACCGTTCTTTGTTTTCTTCATTGATCCACGGGACCATCAAAATAGTCGCACCATTAAAACACACTTCTTGTGCGTCCTCATATAGATGAAACGAA